CCGCAGCTACTGCTGCCGCAACAAGCCGTTTCTTCGGCGTGTTCGACGGTGTAGAGTTCACCGACTCACAAGGTCGTCGTTCTGTAGCTAAGTGGGCTGCTAAAACAACTCTTGATGCTTCTACACAAATCGTATTCTGGCTCTTCACAGATCCAGCAATCGTTTATGAAGCTCAAGTAAACGGTTCCGTATTGCCTTCAGCAATCGGACAAGAGTACAACTTTGATGCCACTAACAACCCAACCGTAGGTTACTCTATCGGTAACGGTGGTGCTGGCTTTAGCCAAACAGCTCTAGCTGCTACTTCAGTATCTCTAGGCGCTCAAGGTCAAGTTAAAGTTGTTGGACTCGGACGTGAAACTGCATTCCCAGCTGGTCAAACCAACGCTTGGGGCGATGCATACACAATCGTTCAAGTACAAATCGCTAACAGCCAATTGGTCGCTCCGTCGATCTCGGTTTAATTAACAACGAAAGGAACTAGCAAATGGCAACCCCAATGCGCAGTACGGACTTTCGTGCGGTAGTCGAGCCGATTATCAACGAAGTCTTTGATGGCGTTTATGAACAACGCGACGACGAGTGGAAAGGATTTGTAGAACAGATCCAAGGTATTCCACGTAACTACCATGAAGAAGTAATGCTTTATGGTATGAACGCAGCTCCTGCGATGCCTGACGGCACTCCAGTTAGCTACGATCAAGGCGGTACATTGTACATCACCCGATTCATCTACCAAATCTATGGCTTGGCATATGCCTTGACTAAGGTTTTGATGGAAGACGGCGATCACATCCGTATCGGCAGCACTTTCGCTAAGCACTTAGCTCAGTCTATGATTGAAACTAAGGAAACATTGTGCGCTAACTTGTTGAACTTTGCGTTCACAAGCGGCTACACTGGTGGCGATGGTGTTACTTTGATCTCTACAGCTCACCCAATCGCTAACGGCGCTTCTTACTCTAACCAGTTATCTACAGCTGCTTCTTTGAGCCAAACTTCTGTTGAACAGATGTTGATTCAAATTCGTTCTGCTGTTGACAACAACGGTAAGCGTATCCGTTTGAAGGCAGAGCAGTTAGTTGTTCCACCAGCACTCGAGTTCCAATCAGAAGTAATTCTGAAGTCAGTTCTCCGTTCTGGTACAGCTGACAACGATTTGAACCCAATCAAATCAACAGGCATGTTGCCTAAAGGCACACACGTGGTTACACGTTTGTCCTCTAGCAAAGCTTGGTGGGTTCAGACTGATGCTGAGAATGGTCTCATGCTCGTTATGCGTCGTCCAATGGAAAAATCGATGGAGGGCGACTTCGAAACAGATAGCATGCGCTACAAGGCAACTGAGCGCTACGCGACTGGGTGGCACGATGCACGTAATGTGTATGGTACAGCAGGTCTGTAATCGGTTTTAACCAAAAGTAGTAAATGTAAAAAGCCCACTCACAAGGTGGGCTTTTTCATGTATAATACTATTATGGCCACATCAAAAGAAAACCAAAAACGATTAGCAAGAGAATGGTACTTGCGTAATAAAGAATTAGCTAAAGAACGGGCTAAAGCTTGGGCATTAGCTAATCCAGAAAAAGTTTCAAAATCTAAAGCAAATTGGCGTGAAGAGAATCGTGAACGACATAACGCAATTAACAGAAAATGGGATTTAAACAACAAACCTGTTAAAGCCGCTTTAGAGGGTAAACGTCGTGCCATGCAACTACAACGCACCCCAAAATGGGATCCTGACGCCCATCTTATTGTAGCAAAATATCAACTTGCCGCTATGCTTACTCAAGCATCTGGCATTCCCCACCACGTAGACCACATTATTCCACTTCAAGGCAAAAATGTTTCCGGTCTGCACACTTTCTCCAATCTGCGTGTCATTCCTGGCGAAGAAAACGTCAAAAAGTCCAATAAGTACCCTGTTTAGGGCGACTTTTCCCTTATATTTGCATTAGTAGTTATAGGAAGATAATCCCATTCTGACCGCCGACCCTTCCCGGTAGTGACGACTTAGAGACAGCTTGGGACACCCACTAAGATAAGGAATCAAACATGTCATCTACATTTACAACCCCCATTCGCATTTTCAAGCGTAACAACCCAACAAACAACGGCGTAATCGCTCCAGACAACACTGGCGCAGCTGAGTGTACAGTTCAAAAAGCAATTGTTGGCGGCACAGCAACCACTGTAACAATCCCAGCTGGTTCAATTATTTCTGACGTTAAAGGTTATTTTACTACTGCAGCTAACACCCCAGCTACTCCAAACGTAACTGTTGCTGGCACTACTGTTGGCACATTATCTGATGCAGCTGGTATCAACAACATCACTTTTGGTTCATCTTCTTCAGTTGTTGGTTTATTGGCAAACGTTGGCGTTAATGACGTAACTGTTAGCTTTACAGCTGATGCAGGTGCAGTTGGCACATTGAGCATTCGTTACACACCACGTAACGTTGATGGCACAATCACTGCTTACGGTTCTGGTTACACAAACAACTAATTAATTACCTAGGGGGAGTAATCCCCCCTATTTAACATTAAAGGAAATTAATTATGTCTTTAGTAACAAATCTACAACCAGCAGCAATGCCCTCTGTTACAGTACAGGGTGCATACGAACCATTTGACCTTCAGGTTGGAAGAAACCAAATTGCCGGACACACAAACATTGAACTTTTTGGCTATTCTACACAAGTTGGAAGCACCGCATTAGGCCCATGTTGGGAAGGTTTAACGCAATCTGGTGGTACATACGCATATCCAAGTTCAGCTGTTCAAATGACTTTGGTATCTACTACCACAGATACACAAACCGTTCAAATCCAAGGATTAGATGCAAATTATAATTTGTTGTCTGAATATATTACATTAAATGGTACAACACCAGTAACGTCTGTTAACTCTTATTTTAGAATTAATGGATTGTTTGTAACAAACGGTGTTAATGCTGGTACTATTACATGCAAAAATGGCACAAATCTTTATGCACAAATTAACCCCGGTATTGGTCAAACTCAAATGTCGTTATATACCGTTCCAAACGGTTATACATTTTATTTGAGCTACATTCAAGCAAACGCAAGCATTGGGTTTACATCCAGCAATTTTATGATTTTTGCTGAATATAATAAATTTAATTTGCCTGTTACCGGAGATAATCAAAACGGCTATTTAGTAAATTTCAGCGGAAATACTAACATTTTAAGTCAATCACCTTTTGTTCAAATTTTTAATATTCCTTATACAGTACCTATTGCACATCCCAGTGGAACAGATATTCAATATCAATTAAAAACAAATACAGGTGGCCCTTTTTATGCAAGTATTTTTGCTGGTGGTTTTTTAATCAAGAACGACGGTCAATCCGCTTAAGGCAGATAAATGTCTGTCTACATCGATACTCGAGGTAATTCTGTCCTGTCTGTGGCGGTCTGCGACCGCTGCAACAGGAAGTTTGCTTATGTAGACTTAATGCCTGACCCAAACTTCCCCGGCATGCGAGTTTGTCAAGAAGATTTAGACAATTTTGACCCATGGCGTTTGCCAGCTCGTCAAACTGAAAACATCGCATTACGTTTTCCGCGTCCAGATGTATCTATTGCTACCGGCCCAATTGGTGGCAATCAAATTATGACTGAAAATGGTTTCCAAGCGGGTAATTCTGTATTTATTGAAGGTGTCTCTCCATTTAGTGGAAACACTCAAGGCGATTTAAATACAGCAAGTAATGTGGCACCAAACACGCAAGTATTGTTCCCGTATATTTATACTGTGACACCACCTACAGGCACAAAATCTGGTGGCACATTGGTTACATTGGTAGGTGCTAACTTTACTGATGTAACAACCATTAAATTTGGCGGAGCTATTGCTACATTCTCGCTAGTGAACTCAACACAAATTGTTGCAACAACCCCATCATTTCCTGTAACGGGTATTGTTGACGTTGCTGCAATTTCTCCGTTCGGAACAGCTACCAAACATGGTGGCTTTACTTATACATAATACATGGCCGATCAGTCGATAACACAGTTACCCGTTGCCAATACTGTTAATGGCGATGAGGTAACAGTACTAGTACAACATGGTGTTACAAAACAAGTAGCCATCGCACTGATTGCTAACGCTGTTACGCCCGGTAAATTTATTACCAACGTGGTGTTAGATCCGGTAACATATGATTTAATTTTTTATTACAGTGATGGAACAACATCTGTAACTGGCCCAATACCAGGTTTTACCAGTGCATATATTGACAGCAATGGCGATTTAATTCTTGTCAATACCAATGGCTCAACAGTTAACGCTGGTAATGTAAAAGGTACTTCGGGATATTCAGGTTTTTCTGGATTTTCTGGCCAATCTGGTTTTAGTGGTTTTAGCGGTTATAGCGGTAAAAGTGGTTACAGTGGTTCAGGCATTTCTGGTTATAGTGGCACGTCAGGTTTTTCTGGCATTTCTGGATACAGTGGTATATCGGGTTATTCTGGTTATAGCGGTGTTTCTGGTCTTTCTGGTTTCTCAGGTATATCAGGCTATTCCGGATCCGGCATATCAGGCTATTCTGGTTACAGCGGCTGGTCAGGTATTTCTGGCACCTCTGGTTACAGCGGAGTTTCTGGTTTTTCTGGCTATAGCGGCATAAGCGGTTATAGCGGTGTTTCTGGCCTCTCTGGCTTCTCAGGCATATCTGGCTATTCCGGATCTGGTATCTCAGGATACAGTGGCTATAGTGGTTGGTCTGGTATCTCAGGATACAGTGGCGTATCCGGTATCAGCGGTTACAGTGGCGTATCCGGTATCAGCGGTTACAGTGGCGTATCTGGTATATCAGGCTACAGCGGTTTTTCTGGCATTTCTGGTTACAGTGGCGTATCTGGTATATCAGGCTACAGTGGCTTTTCCGGTATTAGCGGTTACAGTGGCTTTTCCGGTATTTCAGGTTATAGCGGCTTTTCCGGTATCAGCGGTTACAGCGGTATTTCTGGCTATAGCGGATCTGGTGTTTCTGGTTATAGCGGTTTTTCTGGTGCAAGCGGTATATCAAGTAATTACTACTATTACAAAGCCAATACCACAGCAACCAGTGGAGATCCTGGCACAGATTACATACTGTGGAATAACGCAACCCAAACTAGCGCAACGCAATTAAACGTTAGCAAACTTGCTGCTAATGGCGTAGATATCAGTGTATTTTTGGCTTTACTTCAAAAAACTGAAGAAGTTGTTATACAAGATCAAACCAATAGCGCAAACCAACAAACTTGGGCAATTACTGGAACACCAACAAACCTATCTAGCTATTGGACAATTCCGGTTTCACTAGTCTCATCTTCTGGAACTGGCACAACCGGATTTGCTAACAATCAGCAAATTATTTTTGCGGTTGCAAACGGCATTTCTGGTTTTTCTGGATATTCTGGTATATCTGGTTACAGCGGTTTTTCCGGCTACTCTGGACTAAACGGTGGTTCAGGAATCTCTGGAATATCCGGTTACAGCGGTACTAGTGGCTACAGTGGCTTCTCAGGCATTTCTGGTTACAGTGGATCTGGCGTATCGGGTTATAGCGGTTTTTCTGGCATTTCTGGTTACAGTGGCTTCTCAGGCATTTCTGGCTACAGCGGGTCTGGCGTATCGGGTTATAGCGGTTTTTCTGGCATCTCTGGTTACAGCGGTATAAGCGGTTACAGTGGCATTTCTGGATACAGTGGCTTCTCAGGCATTTCTGGCGCAACTGGTAGCAGCGGTATCTCAGGATATAGTGGCTTTTCTGGTTACAGCGGTATTGGAACATCTGGCTATTCTGGCACATCAGGTTATAGCGGATACAGTGGTAATAACGGCACATCGGGCTATAGCGGTATCTCCGGATACAGTGGTTTCTCAGGCATCTCTGGAGCAACAGGTAGTAGCGGTATATCGGGCTATAGCGGATTCTCAGGTTACTCTGGAAGCGGTATAAGCGGTTATAGTGGTTATAGTGGTTATAGCGGCCTCTCTGGCTATTCTGGTATTTCAGGCTACTCCGGAAGTGGTATAAGCGGCTACAGTGGTTTTTCTGGTATCAGTGGCTACAGTGGTATCGGCGGTTTCTCCGGTATCAGTGGTTACAGTGGATACTCCGGTATCAGTGGCTACAGTGGTATCAGCGGTTACAGCGGTATTAGCGGCTATAGTGGATACTCCGGTATCAGTGGTTACAGCGGTATTAGCGGCTATAGTGGATACTCCGGTATTAGTGGATACAGTGGATTCTCCGGTATCAGTGGATACTCTGGTATCAGCGGTTACAGCGGTTCTGGCATTTCTGGTTACAGCGGATCTGGTATCTCTGGCTACAGTGGCTTCTCTGGTATTTCTGGCTACTCTGGCAGCTCTGCATCCAGTATCTCGATCAGTAACGACGTTGCTACAGCAAGCTATATTTACCCAGTTGCGGTAACAGCAACTAGCGGTACAGCTAGTACAATTTATACCAGCAACGCCAAACATTTATTTAAGCCATCAACTGGCGAGCTGCAAGCTTCTGAGTTGTTGGCAAGTAATGGTTTAGTATTAAACAATTTAACAGTGGCAGCAACCTATTCTATACCGTCAGGGTATGGAGCATCATCGGTTGGCCCAATTACCGTCAGTTCTGGCGTTACTGTTACAGTGCCAAGTGGAAGTCGCTGGGTAGTGCTATAATATAGGTTTGTAAAAACCCTTGGGAGTGTTATGAAATACAGCATTGTTATACCAACGTATAACCATTGTGAAAAGTATTTAAAGCCGTGTATAGACTCGATTTTAAAGTACTCCAATATTGAAGATATTGAACTCATTATTTCGTACAACGGTTGTACGGATAATACCAAGCGTTACCTAGACTATTTAATTAGCTGCTTTGAGCACCACAAATTAGGGCACCAAATTAAGTATTTCAAATCTGACCAACCGTTGGGGTTTGCCAAAGCCATCAACCGCGGCATTGAAATGGCAACTTGCGATAGGATTGTGTTACTGAATAACGACACAATCATACTGGCTCCTAACTGGTTAGAAAAGCTCGACACAGGCGATATTAGTGCAGTTTGGACGCAGTATTCACACATTACACAGCGCCGTTTTGCAGTGTTCTTTTGTGTGATGATAGACCGCAAAGTGTTTGATACGATTGGCCTTTTAAACGAAGAGTATGGCACAGGCGGTTGCGAAGACATTGAGTTTTGCTATAAAGCCGAAGAGGCTGGCTTTAAGATTGATGCTAGATTTGATGACGGATCGTTCCCAATCTACCACAAAGCCGAAGGCACAGTGCATGACACAACCTTGGTACAAGATTGGGACAACCAGTTTTTGCTAAACGAGCTTCGTTTGGCTAAGAAGTATAATAAAGAGTGGTATTACTGGCGCTTGTCAAACAACTACGAGCGCGCAGTGTTCCTCAAAGGTGATCCGGTTTTTCCACGCGAAACCCAAAGATACGAATGGGCTGGGAAAAACATATTGCCAGGTTCAGTTTTAGAAATTGGTTGCTCTACAGGATATGGCTATCAGTTTTTAAATACCGAAGCCTATATGGGACTCGATTATGACCCGATTATTGTGGACGTAGCAAAAGAGCAGCAGTGGTCTGATAATGCAACGTTTTACTATGCGGACATTAATACGTTTGAATTAGGACGCTACAGTACAATTATTGCGTTTGAAGTCATTGAGCACCTTGATAACGGTCTAGAGATTGTTGAAAAGCTCAAGCAGCACTGTAAGCGCCTATTGATTACGGTGCCGCACAATGAGCCTAAAGGCTTTTGGGGCGAACACCACAAGTTGCACGGATTGACTGAAAAGGACTTTCCGGGATTTAAGTTTAATTATATTAGCCACAATGGTGATATATCAGACACCTTGGTTCCGGTGTCGGGCAGCAATCCCAGTAACTTGATGATTTGCAGGTGGGACAATGAGTAAAATACTTTGTTCTGTAGCAACCAGGGGTCGTTACTTTACCACCTTGCCATTAGTATTAAACGCAATTATTAATCAAACGCGCCCAGTCGATAAGCTGGTCATTTTTGATGATAACGATGAGCCGCAAGACATGCGAAAAGAGTTGATTTATAGCTACTTTTTTCAGATGTTAGACGCAAAAGGGATTGAGTGGGAATGGCTGTTCGCTGAGAAAAAAGGTCAGCACCACATTCACCAACGAGCCAATAGGTCTGGTTATGATTGGGTTTGGCGCTGTGACGATGATGCAGTTCCAGAACCAAATGTGCTCGAGAATTTATTAAAGCATATTGGTAATAACATAGGCGCAGTTGGTGGTTCAGTATTAACCCCGCCGTATATGCCAGATACCAGTACGGTAACTGGTTTGATTGACCACATTGACTCAGAACCAAACATCCAATGGGGTGTTATTGAAAGAGTAAAAGAAGTTGAACATTTACACTGCAGTTTTTTGTATCGCGCTGGTATCTGTGATTATAATCTTGGGTTATCGCGTGTTGCCCACAGAGAAGAGACCTTGTTCACATACGGTTTGCACCGTAAAGGTTATCAGATTTTAGCAGTGCCAAATGCAGTAACCTGGCATATGAAGAATCCGCAAGGTGGGATTCGTAGCGAAACAAAGAAAGAGATGTATGATCATGACGAGCAAATTTTTAGAAATGTGCTTGCGTACCGTGACAAAACCATTGTGGTTCTTAATTGCGGGCTCGGCGACCACATTGTATTTAGTCATGTATTGCCTGCAATCCGTAACGCTGAAGTTTTTAGTTGTTACCCTGAAGTGGTTCCCGGTAGATCGATAAACGAAGCACACCAGCTATTTGGTGATTTAGAGCCGTTTAGTATTTACAGCAAAATGGATCAGTGGAAGTGGACTGACAGTTTGGAAAATGCTTATAGAAAGTTATATCTATGATCATTATTTCACCATATGCTAAAGCATTAATGAGTGGTAAACAAAACCCAAAAAATTATCCATATTGGGAAGAGTTGATTGCTAGCATTAACGAGCCCATAGTACAAATAGGGATTAGTGGAGAAAAGCAGTTAGTTCCAGATTTTAGAGTAAACCTGCCAATTAGTGAGTTACGTAAGTTGTTGGCAGAATGCAGGACTTGGATATCTTGCGATAGTTTTTTTCAGCATTTAGCTTGGGATGAAGGCAAACCGGGCATTGTGCTATGGAGTGTTTCGGATCCGTTGATTTTTGGACATCCGCAAAATATTAATTTATTAAAAGACCGGTCATATTTAGCAAAAAATCAATTCCTCTGGTGGGAATATGTAGAGCACCAAAATGACCGGTTTGTAAAACCAAAAGAAGTATTAGAGCATTTAAACAAGGTATAAAATATGGCCCAAACCGGTTTTACCCCTATATCGCTATATTACAGCACCACACCGGGTGCTCAGCCTTCGGCCGCCAATTTAACTACCGGTGAACTGGCAATAAACATTGCCGATGGGTATTTGTATTATAAAAATACCTCTGGCGTAGTAAAAAACTTAGCTGGGCTTAGTGGTTACAGCGGCATTAGCGGTTATAGCGGTTACAGTGGCCATAGTGGCTCCGATGGTGTCAGCGGGTATAGTGGATATAGCGGCGCTAACGGTACTGGTGGTGTGAGTGGATATAGCGGTTTTTCTGGCTTCTCAGGTTTCAGTGGCTTCTCAGGTTTCAGTGGTTTCTCAGGTTTTAGTGGCTTTTCTGGTTTTAGTGGTTTCTCAGGTTTCAGTGGTTATAGCGGTTTCTCAGGTATTAGTGGTTACAGTGGTTTCTCAGGCATCAGTGGTTATAGCGGTACTAATGGCAGTTCAGCCAGTATTGTTAACGACACCAGTACAGCAAGCAACCTGTACCCGCTGTTTTCTAACACGACAACAGGCGCTCCAACTACAATTTACACCAGCAACGCTAAATACCTTTACAAGCCATCTACTGGTGAGTTACAATCCCAAGAGATGGTTTCTACCAACGGCTTGGTGGTTAACAGTGACTCGGTAACAAGCAATTATACTATTGGTACCGGTTTTAACGCTATGTCAGTAGGTCCAGTTAGTGTAACATCCGGCACAACAGTAACAGTTTCTAGCGGTCAACGCTGGGTAATTCTTTAAGGAAAATTCATGGCATCTTCAATTAATGCTTCAACTTCTGGCGCTGGTGGAGTCATTACCACAGCGGACAATAGCGGCATTTTAAATATCCAAACCGCTGGCACACTAGCGCTAACTGTTGACGGGTCACAAAATATAAGTATTGGCGGCACAGCACCATCACAAATTTTAACTATTTTTAATGCTACATCGGGTATAGGCATTGGTTTTGGCGAAGTCTCAAATAACTATTCAAACATATTTGCTAGTTATTCTGGCGGCGCTCTTGTTTTAGCTACAGGCATGCAAGGCAGCAGAAGTTCGGATGCTTATACATCCAGTTATGGTGGCGCCGCAATGTACCGCAACGCTATTCGTTTAGACGCATTTAGTGGAACTGGAATCCAATTTTTTACAAATTCCTCATCTACAGTAGCTCGTGGAACAGCAGTAACTCCAACAGAAGCAATGCGTATTGACTCTAGTGGTAATTTGTTGGTTGGCACTACAACTGCTGGTATTTCTAATTCACTTTCTACAACAATAGAAAAATCTGGATATGATAATTCTAGAATCACTGTTAACCATAGTAGTGGTGGCTCTAGCAATGGTTCTTATTTTATGCAGTTTGGGTATGGGGGCGCAGTTACTGGTACTATTTCACAAGCTACAACTTCTTCAGTAGCCTACAACACTTCTTCAGATTACCGCCTAAAAGAAAACATCGCACCAATGCTAGGTGCTTTAGATAAAGTAGCAAAATTAAAACCTGTAACTTATTCTTGGAAATCTGATAGTTCTGATGGTGAAGGTTTTATTGCACATGAATTAGCTGAAGTTTGCCCTCAATGCGTAACTGGCGAAAAAGATGCCGTTGATGCAGAAGGCAAACCAATTTACCAAGGTATTGACACTTCATTCCTAGTAGCTACTTTAACAGCCGCTATTCAGGAACTAAACGCTAAAGTAGATGCACAAGCCGCAGAAATTGCAGCACTTAAGGGAGTTAAATAATGGCATACGGAACAGTCAATGCCGATGTAATCGGCACAAGCGTAGCAGGAAGCAATCTAGGGGCAGGAAATGCAACCCTGATGAAAAATAAAATAATTAACGGGGCGTGCGTTATTGACCAAAGAAATGCTGGTGCTAGTGTTAGTAATGTGGCTGCAACTGCAACATACGCTGTGGACAGATGGAAATATTACGGCACTTCTGCATCTAAATTTACTATTCAACAAAACGCTGGCTCAATAACTCCACCAGTAGGTTATATAAATTATTTAGGCTTTACTTCTAGTGCGGCTACAGTAGTCGGAACATCTGATATCTACGTTTTTGGGCAACCGATTGAAGGGTTAAATATTACTGATTTAGCTTGGGGAACTGCAAATGCTAAAACTGTTACTTTGTCATTTTGGGTATATTCAAGTCTTACAGGCACTTTTAGTGGTGCATTAGGAAACAATGCTGCAAATAGATGCTATCCATTTTCTTATACCATTTCTTCAGCAAATACTTGGACACAAATTAGTTTAACTATTGCTGGAGATACAACAGGAACTTGGCTTACAACAAACGCAATTGGAATACAAATTTGGTTTAATTTAGGTTCAGGCTCTACTCAATTAGGCACAGCGGGTGCTTGGGGTTCAACATTTTATTATGGGGCAACAAGTTCACAATCTATTATTGCTACAAACGGAGCAACTTTCTATATCACAGGGGTGCAATTAGAAGTAGGAAGTAATGCTACTGGCTTTGAGTATCGTCAGTATGGTCAAGAGTTGGCATTATGCCAGCGTTATTATGAAAAAGGTTCTGCTGGTGCTGGTAGTCGCTCTGGTGACAACATTTGTTACACATACATAAACTACAAACAAGAAAAAAGAGCAGTTCCAACTTTTGCTGGAGTTTCTCAAACTCTCAATGCTAACTATACAGATAGCGCACAATGCTATCAGGCTGGTTTGGGTTCTGCTAGTAACAGTTTATTTACTTGGACTTCTTCTGCGGAGCTATAAATGTATAAATTATCTAAATCAATGTCAGGTTATGAGTGCGTAATTCGCTTAGAAGATAACGCTTGTATTCCATTCGACCCAGCCAACCGTGATGCCGAAGAATTTGCATCGTGGTTAAAATCAGGAAATGTGCCAGAGCCAGCAGAAGAAGGCGGCACAATAACTCCTGAATGGATTGCAGACACAATAGCTAAATTATTGCCAAATGCCTAATCAACATCATTTAGTCCGCTACAACAACTTTATATCTGCCTTAAAAGGTCAGGTTGTAGATGGCTATTCTGAAAAGCATCATATCGTGCCACGCAGTCATGGTGGCTCAAACAAAAAAGACAATCTTATTGCTTTGACACCTAGACAGCATTTCATTGCTCATCGTATGCTTTGGAAGGCTTATGGTGGCTCTATGGCTCGTGCGTACTTTATGATGAGTGCTACAGGTAAATACGGAAAAATTGGCTCTAAAACCTATGCTATGGCTCGTGAGGAGTATTCCAAGCAAGTAGTCATTCAGATGACTGGCAAGCCAGCACAAGGTAAATTTGATGCTGAACACAGGGCTAAATTAAGCCAAGCAAAATTAGGCACTAAAGTAAACGATGCTACTAAAGCCAAGATTAGTGCTTTCCAAAAAGGTCGTAAATCATCCGAAGAAACCAAACGCAAAGTATCTGAAGCCAAAAAAGGCAAAAGTAATGGCAGAACTGGCTGGCAACAATCACAAGAAACTCGTAATAAAATAGGTCAGGCACAAGTCGGTGCTTTAAATCATATGCATGGAAAGAAACACTCTATGGAAACAAGAATGAAAATGAAAGAAGCACACCGCTTACGCAAATTAAATACACCATTACCAGCAGATGAGGTGACACAATGACAGCAATAATTAACGGCTCAAGCCCGTCAATAACTTTTAGTGACTCTACAACGCAGGCTACTGCTTTTACTGGTTCGGCTTCATTATTAACATCTGGAACATTACCAACAGCAAGATTGCCATCAGGAACAGTATTAAAAGTTCAACAATACTATGATAATGGGACTACCACTACATCTTCGTCTTTAGTTGGTTTACAGGGTTCTAGGTTTTCTTATACACCCGTAAGCACAAATTCAAAACTATATTTTATCCATTCTGCTTATACTTATATAAATCCAACCGCTGGCTATCCAGCGGGTGGTGGTTATGTATTTTGGTATCTTGCTGAATATAACGGTAGTTCTGATGTTGTTGTTAGTAGTGCAAATTATTTATGGAATTATCAATACTCAAGCACTTATGGACAATCTATTGCAACTCAATCAACTTTCCAAATTTCTCTTTCAAACTCTTCAACTGCAACAAGACAATTTAATACATTAGGTGCTTCCGCTTATGGTTCACCGTTTGTACTTGGCTGTGTACAAATTTATTTAACAATTATTGAGGTGGCAAACTAATGGAAAAAATGCAAATTATTTCTCAAGCCTTGGTAAATATTAAACCAAACGCTCAATGGGCTTTGCGTGGTGATACCTATGCTGACTTGGAGTGGCTAGACAAAAATATTTCAAAACCAACAGAAGATGAAATAAATGTTGCTATTGCAAACATCCCAAATGTTGAAGCACAGCAAAAACAAACACAAGAAGCAGCAAAGGCTTCTGCACTAGCTAAACTAGCCGCATTGGGTTTAACCCAAGACGAAATCAAAGCCCTTATCGGATAATTATGGACTTCCAAGCATTTTTTAACATGATACTGCCGTTGGTTTTTGTGGCGATTGGTTGGTTCTTAAAAGAACTTTGGACGGCTGTCCAGTCTCTTAAAATCGACCTACATGACTTACGCACCCACCTTGCTGAGAACTACATGCACAAGGATGATTTTTCAGATCGTTGGGAAGAAGTTCTCAAGGCTGTTCACCGTATTGAAGACAAGCTAGATCGCATTACTGAAAAGCAATGACCGAAATTCTACGCCAACTCCTTACTGGCAAAGACAACGCAACCTACGACATTGGCCGCGTTACTTGGCTCATCAGTATGGTTGCCGTGATTGCCTTAGCCTTTTATGAAGTACTACACAACACTGTCAGCATCCGTGAGCTTGCCGAATCACTCGGTATTGTCTCAGCTGCGGGCGGTGCTAGTGTGGCCATGAAATCAAAAGCCGAACCGGAAAACACAAATAATGAATGAACAATTAGAAACCGCTAAAGAAGTCGCTGGTAAATCAATCGGTAAACATGGTCTTGCCTACATTACCGCCATTATTGTGATCAGCGTAGCAGCTAGTATCTTTTTAGATGCTGCTAAAATTGCCGCAGTAATTGGTATGGCCGGTGGTGCCATTATGGCCATTATCAATATGATGAATGCTGTATCGGGCACTACTGAAAAAGAAGAGCGTCCAGAGTTTATGGTTATCCAAAACCTAATTGAAAAATTGGACCATCTTGCCGATAAAGAACCTCCAATGTCGGTTACTGTTGACGGCGATAAAGTAACAGTGACTAAAGGCACTGACACTATTACCACAACAAAATAATGTTTCCCTTACCAATACTATTTTATGTCAAAGCTGGACTTCTTGTTGTACTCGTATGCGGCGCTGGCTATCTTGGCTACTCTTTGGAAGCTGCTCGATTCGATCGCTATAAGGCGCAACAACAAGCTGCCACCCAAAAAGCCCAAGAAGAACACCAAGCAGCCGCCGACCAAATAAGGAAAGAAAAAGATGCTCAAATTGCTTCTATTAACAATCAGCTGCTTGACGCTGTTAGTCAGCTGCGTAGCCGTCCCAATCGCGCCCAAGACGCCGCAAATGGACAAGACGGAACTGGGCGAGCCCTTTCTGCCGAGGATGCAGAATTTCTTGTTAGGGAAGCTGCCAGAGCCGACCAGCTCCGCACCAGCCTCTCCGCCTGCTACCAACAATACGACGCATTGAGTAAATAATGGACACCCTAGACATCTTAGCTAAAATCTGGCCCCTTTTACTGGCGTTTGTATCGCTAGTGATTGTGCTTGCTAAGACAGATAACCGGGTAGCGGTATTAGAAGAAAAAGTCAAAGTGCTATTTGACTTATGGAACAAAAAAGATAAGTGACCACCTATTACGCTATAATGGCGTAAAAAAGGAGCCAAAATGAAGACCCTAATTGTAGTACTTTTGTGGGTGCTAGGCATTGCAGCCGTCATCCATTTTACTGATAAATATACCCAAATTGAAGAAAATATCATGGCAATCGCAAAATCAACATTAGACTTTATCACCAAAGAAGAAGGTTCTCGCAACAAGGCGTATAAAGACACCAAAGGGCTTTGGACCATTGGTGTAGGCCATCTGATTAAAGATACTGAAAAAGAGCTGTTAAGCGCCGTATTGACCGATGCGCAGGTAGAGGACCTACTTAGAAAAGATTTAGAGTGGTGCAGCCACGCCGTTGAGAGTTCCGTTAAGGTGCCCCTTACCCAGAACCAATTTGACGCCCTATACAGCCTTTGTTTTAATATTGGAGGAACTAACTTTGCTAAGTCTACCGTAGTTCGTAAATTGAACGAAAACGACTACCAAGGTGCAGCAGATGCCATTTTGATGTGGAACAAGCCAGAAGTGCTCCAAAAACGCAGAGAACGCGAAAGAGCGTTATTTTTAGGGGCGTAAACGCCTCATTTTATGCATTAGTAGATATATGGGAATTGATCATCCCAAACCCCCACAACCTCGAGGAACCCCCATGGACGGCTTTAAACAAAACCCTAAAATGCAGTGCTTTAAAGAAGGCGGTCAAGTAAAGTACGAAACCCGCAAAGAGCACAAAGAAGAAGTAGCTGCTGACATCAACCAAGATAAGCAGATTATCAAAAAAGCATTTAAGATGCATGATAGTCAAGAACATAAGGGTGAACACACCGATCTGTCCAAACTCAAAAAAGGTGGCCGCGCTAAAAAAGATTGCGGTACAGTCAAAAAATACAAAGCCGGCGGCTCTGTCACCAACGTCTACGAAGCCAAGAAAAAATCTGGCGACATCAGCAATATCCAAAAAACCAAAGAAATCAAGCCTGCCAAAGCAGCCGCTCCATCCAAGGGATCTGAGCGACCTGCATTTGCCGGCAGCGATGTTGCTAAAACAAACAAAATGCCTTCCGGTTCTTCTAAAGTTAAAAAAGTATCTGAAGATGCCAAAACAGCAGCTACTCCATCAGGCGCTAAAGGCGGCCCAAACAAGTACAAAAAAGGCGGCATGGTTAAAAAGATGGCAGATGGTGGTATGACTGGTCAAGGCGCCGTTAGCGATGTAGAACGTCGTTTAATGGCTTTAGATCAACAACGCGCCATGGAAAAAATGAAGCGCGCAATGACTTTAGGTCCTGCAATGCAAAGTCAATTGATTAATCAAAGCCCTGCTGCTGCAGGTATCTCTACCCCAGCTGCTGCACCAACAGCACCGGTTGGTCAACCTGGTATGCAAAACATTGCTCGTAAGCGCGGTGGTAAGGTCTGCTAATGAAAGACTTTAAACAAAACACCAAAATGAGCGCTTCTGGCTCACATTACTGTGGTGGCGGCAAGGTTAAGAAATATGCTGACGGCGGTGCTGTTAGCAACACATTGGAACAAACCCAAGCCGAATCTCGCAGAATGCAACGGGAAGGCGTTCCGGTCAATCCAACTCCAGAGCAACAACCTGCAGCAACGATGACTCGAATTGCAAATTACTTTAGCAATAAGTCTAGCGCACCTGCAGAAATGGCGCCACGCCGCTCATCTAGAATGGAAGACGCTGCAGCAGAATTGCAACGTAAATTGGGGCCGGATGTGATTGTGACTCCGTCACAACGTGCATACAAACGGGGCGGTAAAGTTAAACGAGGTAAAAAATAATGCCAATGGAATCCAAACAACAAATGAAAGCCATGTACGCTGCGGCGGCTGGTAAGTCTACCCTTGGTATACCTAAAAAGGTTGGCAAAGAGTTTGTTAAAGCGGGTAAAGCCAAACCAAATCTACCAAAAACCGTAACCAAGCGAGCAGCTGGCAGAGGACGCTAAATGGCTTATTCAGGCACTACTGGCCAAACAAAAATCAATGTTGACCAATTAATTTCATACGCATTTCGTGACGCTGGTAAAACAGCAGAAGAAATTACGCCTGAATATATTGACGCAGCTAAGCAAGCACTTTTTTACAATTTACAAAATCTATCCAACCGCGGTGTAAATTTGTGGTTGTTAGAAAACCAATTATACGGTGCGTTAACTCAACAGCAACAATTGGTGCTTCCAGCAACAACGATTGATGTTAGAGAAGCAAACTGGGTGTATGTTATTAATACCCAAGCTGCTGAGTATTTGCCTTTAGACAACCCCCAATCACCCGCTGCTTTTGACCAAAGCTTAGATACACCAGCTACTTCTACTAGCGGTGAAAACTATTTTGGCATTCAATACCAACAAAAACAAAGCGTTTATTACGTTGGTTTTAATGCATATTCAAACGCAGGTTCAGTAACCTACAATTTTGCGTATGAGTATAGTGACGATGGCATTACTTGGAAACTAAAAGAACAATTACCTGCCACAACGCTAAACGACCGCGAGTGGGCATATTTTAATATTGCCATCACTGAGCCACATTTGTTTTACCGTTTACGTGAAACAGTACTGACTTCATTTGAGATTCGTGAGATTGTATTTTCAACCAGTCAACAAGTCATCCCATTAGCGCGTCTAAACCGCGATGATTATTGGAATCTACCAAACAAACAATTCCCAAGCCAACGCTCTTTGCAGTATTGGTTTGATCGTACTATTGATCCGTCTATGTATTTATGGCCTGTTCCCAATAACGATTTTCAGATGTTTCAGTTAGTTGTAGAAGTGCAGATGCAAGACGTCGGTTCATTGACAAATCAAATTTATGTTCCAGATCGTTGGATTGCTTCCGTACAAGCTTCCCTATCACACAAATTGTCTTTGCAATTGCCTAATATTGATATGACTCGTGTGGGATATTTAGAACAACAAGCAGAAAAGTTATTTATGCAAGCGTCTGAAGAAGACCGCGATAAGTCACCTATTTACTTCCAACCTAACATTAGCTACTACACACGATGACCTCAGCATACGTTCAAACCTATGATAACCTTGTAGCTGATGTTATCACCTACATGGAGCGTGATGACGCTGGTTTTATTGCGCAAATCCCTTCATTGATTGGTTTGGCAGAGTCTGCTATTGCTGCAGAGTTAAAGTCACTTCTCCAATTAGTAGTAGTGGAAACTACTTTGGCTGCTGCGCAGGATATTTTGGTTAAACCAACTCGCTGGAGAAAAACCATCTCCATGAAAATTAATGGTAAGCCAATATTATTGCGCTCACAAGATTATGTGGCGCAATATCAAAGTGAATCTACTCCAAGTCGTCCACTCTACTATTCTGAGTACGACTATAACAACTGGAACTTTGCTCCTATTCCAGACCAAGAGTATCCAGTAGAAATTATTTATTACAGCCTGGTACAACCTTTGGACTCAACTAACCAAACGAATTTGTTTACTCAAGTTGCGCCCCAAGCCATGTTGTTCGGCACGCTATTACAAGCACAAGGCTATTTGAAAGCACTTGACAAACTACCAGTTTGGAAACAATACTATCAAGATTGTTTAAACGCGCTCAAAACAGAAGATCAGTTGCGTCGTATCGATAGAAACACTGCTGTGCAGGAGCCTTAATTTATGTCATACGTATCACCATTTACTGGCGACGTTGTCCAGCAAACTGATGTCACTTACTTTGAGTTAAATTTTAGCTCAGACGTTCAGTTGTATTGGCCTTTGGTTGTTAACCCAACCCAAGTTCCGGCTGCTCGTATTATGGATTGCGTTGCGTTAGGCATTGGTTTTAGCATTCTATTGCCAGATGCAACCCAAGGTTCTGTTGGTACTGATATCTTTATCCGTAACATGGGCGCAGAACCATTTTACGTTAAAGATTTTACCGGCAATCTATCTGCAACCGTAGGTGTTGGAGAAGTTAAATACTTCTATTTGTCTGACAATACGACTCCTGCAGGTGTTTGGCAAAATATTACTTTTGGCGCAGGGTCTTCTTCAGCC